ACATCTTTTGATCTAGATGATTGGGACATGGTAGTAGACGGTTCGACATATACCGGCGATATTACCACTACTGGCACAATTACCTTACAAAACGGCGGGCTGATTATCGGCACGTCAACGGATAGTGGCGGCACAACCAATGTATCAACCCTAACGCTCACGGGTCTACAGTCTAACTCAGAGGTAAGGGTTTACGACGGAGCAAACACAGAGCTTGCAGGCGTAGAAAATAGCGGTACATCGTTCAGCGCTAACATATCGGTATCAAGTGTGGATATTGTCATTCACTCTCTTGGCTACGAGTATCAAAAGATTGAAGGTGCTGATACATCGGCAAATCTAACGCTACCGATACAGCAGCGGGTTGATCGCAATTATAGGAATCCTTGATGTCTGATGCAACTTTTGATGGCGCTAATCTTCACATAACACTTCCTAGCACTGGTTCCTTTGATACTCAGAAAAATATCTATAGTGCGTGGAAAGAATGGATTAGACTAAGCGACAACGCCAAATACCCCCCGGCCTTTGATACTACAGGGGGTGATGCTGTGGGGTCAGGGCAAGTAGTAGCACCTTACTTCTTTTGCCGTAATGATTTAGGGTGGAGGATTAAGATGCCTTCCGAAGACGGTGAAATAATCGTTTCGGGCAACTTATTCCCCCGAGACCCAAGTGCAACGTTGTTTGAGCAGACCTCAGGATACGATGCTTTCTTAAGGCTTGAGGTATCTACGAGAGCAGTCGTTGTAACTTCGGACGCTGACACAGCGCTACTTACGGCTATCAACAGCCAAGTTTCTAAATTAAACTTCCACGGAGACTACGTACAGGCTGATATTAAGGAAATTAATAGTAACCTTGTATTGGGCACAGGCCAGACTTCGGATAAATGGAAAGGTGTCCAGTGAGTTCGTTTACATCTGATTCTTTTGACACCAGTTCCTTTGATACAGACTCTTTTCTCTTTGACCTTCTTAAGGTGGTAGTTTCTGGAGGAGGGAGCGCTACAGTACTAGAAAAAAAACAAAGGGACTACAAAAAAGACACCACCAAAAAAACACAGGATGATCAAGACCTATTAGATATTTCGTGTCTTGTAGTCCAATACTTAGAAACGTCAAAATAATAAGGAGCACAAAATGCTAACCTCCAGAGAAAAACAAGAAATTGTAGAGCCCATTCAGAAGGTCATTGATCACCTAGTATCCCGTATTGAGGCCCTTGAGGAAGCCTCCAGTACCTCTAAAACAGGTACTAAGACCTCTAAATCAGGCACAGGAGCCTCGGGAGCAAATAGTAAAGAAAAAGCTTGACATTATCCTTAAGATATGTTAAACTACAGATAACCAATGAGGTTTTGGCATGACAGAAGAAGAAAAACAATTAAGTGCCCTTAAAGACCTATTCCTAAGCCCCGGCTGGGAGGTCCTCCAAGAAAAACTTAAGGAAACAGAGTCTTTTGTAGACGACGTAAGATCCTTAACAACTCTAGAGGAGCTCTATTTTGCCAAGGGTCAATTGGAATGGCAAGATCAACTCCTGAGTCTTGAGTCCGCAGTGGACGAGAGACTAATGGAACTTCAGGACCCTTCCTACGTACCTGAGGCTGTCTACAGTCCAGAACCAGAGGGGTACTAAAGATGAGAGTACTAAATGATTTCTATTGTCCGTCTTGCGACGACGTAGTTGAGCTTTTCCTACCTAGGACCACCAAGGAAGTACGGTGCAAAGCCTGTGGTACTACTAGGACAAAGCGCATAGCACCCGTGAGGAGTGTCTTAGATCCCATCAGTGGTCATTTTCCCGATGCTACTGAGAAATGGGCTAAGCACCACGAGCAGGCAGCTAAAGCCCCTAAGGACTACTAAAGTCTAATCTAGGGGTTGACTCAAACCTCCATAATGTAACCACCTTAGGACACTAAGGGTAACACGGAGCTTTTAAAATGGCAGAAATACTTGAAGTAACAGAGGACCTGAAGGCAACTGAAGGGGAATCCTTTGAAGATATAGGTACACCAGAGGAGCCCAAGGGCCAAACCCCTGAGGATACCACGGAAGACCTCCCTGATAAGTATCGAGGTAAGTCTACAGCAGACCTTATCAAGATGCATCAGGAAGCCGAGAAACTAGCGTCCCGCCAAGGTAACGAGGTAGGGGAGCTTAGGACTCTTGTTGACCAATATATCAATAGCCAAACTTCACAAGCACCATCCTCCTCAGACCCTCAGGGGGAAGAGGAACAGAGCGAAATAGACTTCTTTGAGAATCCTCAGGAAGCTGTGTCTAAGGCAATCGAGAATAACCCCATGGTTAAGTCCTTGGTGGAGACTTCGGAAAAGACTGCTAAAGATAAGGCTATTGCAGCGATTCAAGAGGCGGTCCCTGACATCCAAAGCATCATGGGAGACTCAAGTTTCCTAGAGTGGGTCAAAGGCTCACCCATTAGGCTACAACAGCTAGCCATGGTTGACCAGTACTCCGTAGATGCTGCTAGAGAACTTTTTGGTAACTGGAAGCTTCACCAAGGCGTCCAGTCCTCTTCGGAAGCCCCTACGGCGGTGCCCCCAGAGGAAGACCGTAAGGCTGCTTTAGCTAAGGCAAACACTGGTAATACCTCTAGTGCTTCCACAGGGCCACGTAAGAAGATCTACAGACGCGCTGACATTTTAAAACTCATGCGTGAAGACCCTAAGCGTTACGAAGAGATGTCCGATGAAATCCTGAAGGCATACTCCGACGGTAGGGTCCGATAACCCTAAGCCCCTCAGGGGCAACCTATATTCCTAAGGAGGAATTAAACAATGGCTGATGCAACTTATCCCGGTGGCGCTGGTATGACTGGCGTAACAGAAGCCGGAACATTCATCCCAGAGATCTGGTCTGATGAAATCCGGGCTGCCTACGAGAAGAACCTCGTTTTGGCTCCTTTAGTTAAAAAGATTAACATGGTAGGTAAGAAGGGCGATACTGTCCACGTTCCTGCCCCTGTACGTGGCGATGCTCATGCTAAGGCTGAGAATACCGCTGTAACCATTCAGGCTAACACTGAGTCAGAAGTAATCCTGACTATTGACCAGCATTGGGAATACTCTCGTCTAATTGAAGACATCGTATCTACTCAGGCTCTCTCTAGTCTCCGTCGGTTCTACACAGACGACGCTGGTTATGCTCTGGCCCTTCAGGTAGACACCCAGCTCCACGCTTTGGCCAAGTCCTTTGGTGATGGCGATGGTTCTGACTACACCCACAGCGCTTCTTTTGAGCCTGATGGTTCAGGTGGCGTGGCTGCTTATGCTGCTACTGGTGTTGGTGCTTTGGACGATGGTGCTGTACGTGCTATGGTTCAGAAGCTTGACGATGCAGATGCTCCTATGGATTCCCGTTTCTGGGTCATCCCCCCGGGTGCTGCTAATACTATCCGAGGCATTGACCGATACAACTCTAGCGACTTTGTAAACCAAGGCCGCGTACCGGGTGCTGCTATCGGTAACCTCTACGGTATTGAGGTCTTCGTATCTACTAACTGTCAACAAGTAGAATCTGGCGTTAAGGCGTCTATCATGGGTCACCGTGATTCTATGATTCTTGGTGAGCAGTTGGGTGTACGAACTCAGACTCAGTACAAGCAAGAGTACTTGGCAGATCTCATGACTGCTGACACCCTCTTCGGTACTTTGGCTTACCGACCTGACTCTAGTTTCGTTCTTTGCGTCAACGGCTAAGACACTAGGGTAACCACATAAGGCTCCCTTGGGTATCCCCTGCCTAGGGGAGCCTTTTTGTTTCCAGACCCCTCTAGGGGAACCACAGGACACTAAAGGAATACTATGGCAATTTTGACCAAACGACGATCCGCAGACGCTACGGCTCCGACCACTTCGGATATTGCCGTAGGTGAGCTTGCCCTTAACTTAAGTGCAAACAACAGTGTTCTGTACACAAGAGACGCAGCTAATAACATTGTCCCTTTGACTCCTCTGTGGAATGGAACTTCTCACGTATTTTCTTCAGGTATAGATGGCACAGTCATAGGGGCTAACACCCCCGCAGCAGCCAGCGTCACGACTTTGAATGCGAGTGGCGACGCCACGTTTGGCGGTAATGTAACACAAGAGCGAACCACAGGAGATGCGGGACTTACCGTCAAGACCAACGGCGCTAACCAGTCTGCATATATAACCCTAGTGGGACAAAATGCGGGTGACTCTGATATCTCTCTAGTAAGCGAGGGTGCTGGACTCGGTTCTGGATTTTCCATCCGTAGAGGCGGATTCACTGGGACAGAACTTTTTAACATCGAGCGAGCTTCAGGCAACGCCACGTTTGGCGGTACTGTCTACGGTTACCAGTTCCGAAGCCAGAACGCAAACACTCGTTACAGAAGTGACTGGCTAACACAGACCACACACGTAACCCTCAACGCGTTCGACGATGTTGCGTCGGCTTATATGCCCATGAACATTGACGCTAGTGATGTGTACTTGGGCCAAGGCGGTCTACATGTAACAGGAAACGCCACGTTTAGCGGTGCTGTTAAATTCGATACCTTTGGCACTCCTTCGGGACCCGCTACTGGAACTGGCTATGTTTTTGGCAACGCGAACTCTGGGCTAGTGATGTCTGGCCACGGGACGATCTACGACTTTAGGGTCTACAACCAGTTGAATCAGTCTGTAATGGATGTGCCACAAGGTACAAGGGATGTAGAGTTTAGAGGAGACGCCACGTTTGGCGGTACTGTTACGGTAAGCGCAGGTAACGAAGTCTTCCTAAATCTTCCTACTTCCGCAGGCACCGCAGGATCTCTCTGGAATGACTCTGGTACGGTTAAGGTGGCGTAATGCTCTTAAGACTATGGTTTAACCTACCCTTCGGCATACTTGGGATATGTCCTTTCCCGTTCCTCAGGATCGTATCAAAGGACGCACCCAAGAGGACCGAAGATCACGAGTGGATTCATTGTCTTCATTGGGTGGAGACCCTTGGAACCTTACCTCTTTGGTATTCTTTGGACTACCTGATGGGTCGTCTAGATGGTCTTAGCCATTGGGAAGCCTATAGGGACATTTGTTTTGAGAGGGACGCATTCCTATGGGAAGGAAGGTCCGAAGAACGCCCATGGTTCTGGTGGTTTACGGGGTACTTCGGAGATGTCTGAAGAATTACAAATACAGCAGCAGCAGCAGATTACAGACCTTAGTGTAGCCACAGCTTCTTTAAGGATACTTGTAGAGCAATCCCTTGAGAAGTATGGTGATGGTCAAAGGATGGTAAAGGCGTTACATCAGAGATTCGATAAAATAGAAGATACTTTAGATAAACGCATAGATAAGCTGGAATCAGAGCTTAAAGACATAGATTCTAAAGTTCTTACTAGAGAAGAACGTAAGCAAGAACTAGAAGACATAGTAAATGCCAAAGTAGGTTCTTGGGTAATAAAAGCCGTAGGAACTCTAATGGCTGCTATGGTTGCAGGGGTAGTGGCTTGGTTTAATGGTTTATTTTCAGGGGTCTCCTAAGTGATAGACTTTGAACAATGGTACAACTTAGTAGGAAAAGGTACTTATGGCTCTAGAGAAGCTGCCATGGAAGCCTACGACGTACTGTGGGGATCTGGGCAACCTTCGGCAATTCCGGGGTTTTCTGTAGGCGGTCTATTACCTCAGGGTAACTACAATCCGACCCTTAATACTCCTTTTGACCCTACTACGATAGGCATAGGGATCAGCACCCCCGCAGGCACTGAGGATAGGGCAGGGGCTATAGAAGCGGGACAAGGACTCTTTGGCAGTAACTTAGGTCTAAACGTAGGGACAGGAGGCTTCGACTCTATGGGAAACCGTATCTCCCTAGGTGGGGGCTCAGGTGTCTCTGGACTCTTTAGCGACCCCGGTGGTGCCTTAGTGTCTCAGGTCCTAGCCCCTTCAGTGGATGAGGTTTTAAGCACCCTACCGGGCACTACAGGCCCTAATGTATTTGCAGACTACTCCATAGACGCACAAGGTAACTTCGTGTCTAAGGACACTGGAGAGACCGTAAGTAGCTCTGAGGCCCTCCAGAACGTAAATCAAGGATGGTCACAAGGCCTTACTAACTACCTTTTTGCTCCCATGGAGCCCGGCGTCGAGGACCTTACCCTTGAGGACAACTTAGACGAACTTCTAGACCGCATTATGCAACAAGCTATGGGTGACATGACGATCCCCAATGGCGGTAGTGCTGTAGGAAACCTTCAAATAATCAAGGACGTCCTAGGCTCTAGTTTCCCTTCAGCTACTAAAGTTGTAGACATTGCCCTAGACGTCTTAGATGGCCTAGAGATTGTAGGTACGGACCCTTCCACAGGGCTCCCTACAGTGGTCATAGACGACACTATTAAAGACATCTTAAGTGGTGGCGGAGGCACCTCTGGAGGCGAAGGGGACTATAGCGACATTATAGGAAGTGTGTTAGGTACTGGAGGTGCAATCCTTTTGGAGCCTGACGATCCTAACGAAATAGACCCAGACCTCACTGGAGAGTTGCCTGTGGTTCCTCCTGAGTCTCCTCCTGAGGCTCCTGAGACCCCTGAACCTCAACCCCCTGTAGAATTACCTCCTATGATCCAAGAGGTTATAGAACCTCCTAAGACGTCTAGAGGAGGCCCTACACCCATAGACCCTGTAGGAGACACTAATGGAAATGGACCCACGACTGGTAGCGGAAGCACCTCTAACGGGGCTAATAATGACGGTGACGATCTTGTCACTGGTGGCGTTGGACCGACTAATGGGATTTATGATACAACAGGAGACCAAGGAGACCAAGGAGACCAAGGAGACCAAGGAGGAGTCTTAGACCCTATTGGCGACCTTGGAGGCAGCGGAGACGGTACTGGAGATCCCGGTGATAACGAAGGTACTCCTGATGATGACATTGGTGTCGTTGCAGAACCTACGGCAAACTCTGGAGTATCTGGTGGAGGTGGAGGCTTTGGATTTCCCTCAAGTGGCGTTAGGGCTACTCAAGGCATTCAAGACGAAGACTCTGCCCTAATGAGACTTAGTAACCTCAAGCCTATAAATACCCTAGCAATGCCTAAATTCACTGATTACCTTAAGATATTAATGGCAGGACGTATATAATGGCAGGTGAAACCTATTTAACTTTAGTTAACTCAGTCCTTAAGAGACTTAGGGAAAACACAGTTACTACTGTAGAGGCCAACATCCTAAGTTCCCTAGTGGGTGAGTTTGTCAACGAAGCTAAGTCTCTTGTGGAAAGAGCCCATGGTTGGAAGGCCCTTGAGACTACCCTTACGGTCCTCACGGCGGATACTCAGGAAACCTACAGCCTCACAGGCGCAGGGAATGACCCTGAGTTCCTATACACCTACAATAACACCCAGAATACTCCTCTTAAGCAGATTTCTCATGAGCAAATGCTCTATAGGAAGACTACAGCGGCTCCTGTCTCTGGGCCTCCCTATAACTTTAGTATCTCTGGAGTAGATTCCAATGGTGACCTTCAGGTGGAACTTTACCCTATCCCCAATGGTGTTCAAACGTTGACCTTTAGAGTCTCCAGAGTTACCCCTGATCTCTCAGACGAAAACGATGTAATCTTAGTTCCTCAGAGACCTATAGTACAACTAGCGACTGCCATGAGTATTGCCGAAAGAGGTGAAGAAGGTTCCATTAGTGCTGTGGAGCAGATAGCCCTAGCGGATCGCTTTGTATCTGACTACGTGGCAACTCAGGCAAACACGGAACACGGTAAGTACGATTGGAGATCTGAATAGTGCCTAAGCGCCAAGAGGTTGTGAACATTGTAGCACCGGGCTCTTTTGGTCTCAATACCGAGGACTCGCCTACAGAACTCCCTTTGGAGTTTGCTTCAGTGGCTAACAATTGCGTTATTGACAACTTTGGACGCCTCGGTGCTCGTAAGGGGTTTTCCCTGACAACCACTACTAGCACCCCTCTGGGTTCTTCTGAAGTGGTTTCTGTGATCCACCATACTACAGACTCAGGTGACGTGGATGTATTCTCCTCGGGTAACGGTAAGCTCCTAAAGGGTGAGGAGACCCTTACAGACGTCTCGGGGGCTCTCAGTATCACTCAGGATAACTGGGAACTAGAGTCTTGGGACAATGAACTATGGGCTGCTCAACAGGGGCACTCTTTGGCTCGCTTTGACAACGGGGGAACCAATGTCTTTGTCGCAGTCTCAGGGGCCCCTGCGGCTAACTTTGTATTTGGTGGCGCAGGACGTCTATGGGCTGGAGGTGATTCTACAGCTCCTACTACCCTGTACTGGAGTTCTCTTTTGGATGGTACGCAATGGCACGGAGGCGACTCAGGTTCCTTAGACCTTAAGACTGTATGGCCTGCGGGTTACGATAAGTTAGTCACTGGTTGTATCTTTAATAATCTTTTGGTTCTCTTTGGTCAAAAGAGCATCTTAATCTACTCCGGTATTGACGATCCCAGCACCATGGCTAAGGTTGAAGACTTTACCCAGATAGGCATTGTCTCTAGAGACTCTAAGGTAGACATTGGTACAGACCTCGTGTTTCTCTCTGAGGGAGGCTTAAGGTCCCTAGGTAGGCTCATACAGGCCGACGGTTCTCAACCTGTGGCGGACATAGCTAAACAGATTAGGACAGACCTATTTAACGCCATAAACGCTGAGGGCGAAAGAATCAAGATGGTCTACAGCCAGAACGAGAGGCTTATCCTAGTAATCTTCACAGGACAGAACATTGCCTATTGTTTTGACACAAGGCGTCCTCTTGAGACTGGAGATCTTAGGTCTACACGTTGGACTTCCTTAATCCCTTCCTGTGGCACTACAAAACTACAAGGAGGTGACTTAATTTTTGGAGGTGCTGGAGGTATCATGGGGTACGACACCAGTTACCGAGACCAAGGAAACCCTTACTCTTTTGACTACACGAGCCCTTCTACAGATTTAGGAGCCCCTTCAGTGGCTAAGTTTCTTAAGCGTCTGGACCCTATATTCATTAGTACACAAACGGACACG